TAGGCTTGAAGTTGACTGTCCCCGGTATGCGCAAGACACGCGCTGCATCAGCAGTCACGGTGTTATCAATACGCATGTTCTCCTGAGCGCACAAACGCTTTAAGTTCTCTGCAACAGGTTTCCAAACGTCAATAGAAACGTTTTCTGTGAAAGGCCAATACACATGTAGCCCTCCACCCGAATCAACAACAAGCGGTTGCCCAAGCTGCGCGAGGTCTGTCTTCTCAAGAAATACGTCAAGCGCCTCCGCAGCATCACGCTTGGTTTCGTAACCGTCCAAGTCTAAAAAAGCAGCACGTATGTACTCAGCGTTCTTTGCTGTACGGTTTCCTTCTTCTTTGAACGTAGCCAACGCAAAGTAAACGTCCCGCCTGTCCTTAACCCACTTATCTACGACATGTTCAAACTCTCCTAAATTTGTTGAGAAAACGTGTTCTTTCTTTTTACTTGTTAGCTCGGCTATGCAGTACACACCTGTCGATGGGAGCACTGCCGCCAAAAACTCTTGCGGTTGCATGAAAACTCCACAGGTCAGAACAGGGGTAGCTGGCGCTCGTCTTTTTCTTCAGTGTTGTTGGGAGTGTGCGTTTCTAGGTAGCGAACCATGCGCCGTACAAGTTCTTTTAGAAACTCTGGCCCCACCTCATCCCAATGTATTTCACAGTAGTTAAGCAACTCCGTGTCTGTCAGGCTTGTAGGTTGTATGTCTCGCATATATGTCTCCATGCGTGATCGGCTGTTGGTTGCCTCTCAAGAATATTAATAAGTTCTTGTACACGTGAACGGTACGCAGGTGTTACCTCAACGCCCGATAGCCAGTTATAAACTGTTTGCCTAGTAGCACCAGTAAATTTGGAAATACGTAGTACAGAGAAGTCTCGATGAATTGCCCAACGTCCAAGGCGCGAACCAAGGGAGCGCGGGGCATGTTTCACAATATTTTTTGTGCGGTCAGAATAGGGCATAGTGTTTAAGGGGGCGCTAGCCCCCGGTTAATTACTCGTCGTCAGTGTCCCACTGCGCTACGGTAGCAGCAATCCCCGACTTCTTAGGTACAGCGTTAGTAGGGGTTGACTCTTTACGCACTGCGGGTTCTTCATCTTCCTCAGCAACTTCAACAGCTTTCTTCTTTGCTGCTTTAGGTTTTGAACCTTCAAGCGAAGGTACTGCGGGAGCAGCTACAGGTTGCACGGCTGCGTATGACATGGCTACAAGTTTGCGAACTTCTTCCGATTCAACCTTCTCTGAAACAGATTCAAACTCATCATCCGTCAACCAACGCATAGCCTTGAAGAACAGCTTGGGCACTGCCGCTTTTGTATCAAACTTCATGCGCGTAACAACGTGCTCAGGGTTGATGTCTTGTGCGGCCAGCCAACGTGCGTATGCCTGTAAGGGCATGTCACCGTTAACTTCTTTACCAAAGATACTTGTAGCCGGTAAGCTGAGGGCTAGTGCATCACCCGTAAGATCATTGGCAAGTGTTACAGCAATAGGTTGCTTAAACCCACAAGCGCGACTGTTACCTTCACCGCTGCCCTGAATATTTTTAGGACAGTCGGCGCAGTTGTGGTGCTGCGGTTCAGCAGCTTTCGGGTCAGGCTTATCACCATCTGCTGACCAGCAAACAGGAGGTGAGTTTTTACCTTCCTCAAACTTCTCAGCAAAAAACGTACGTCCAATTTTTGGAGCGGCAGCGACAATAACAACATCAAGATGGCGCTCATCAATTGACGCAACCTCTTTGCCATCACTGATCAAACGAAACACACCACCTTTGATGGATATGTTTTTACCTTTGCGCCCATTACCTCCACCAGTAAGTGCGGTTGAGATTGCGGACGTTTGTCCCTTTGCAAACGAAGGAACTTTGGAGGGATTAAAAACTGTTACGTTACTCATTTAGAAGGCTTCCTTACAGAAACGTCATACTCTTTATCAGAGTTAAGACCGGGGGGAACAAGCGTGGGATTGTCTTCAAGAAACTTTGCCATGTTGCTTTGGTGAATGCGCTTTTCAAACAAGTCAAGCGCATCATGCTCCGTGACAAAGGTTTTGAATGAATCCCAGTCTTGGGTGTAGTACCGTGTCTTGATAGACAAGATCACAGTTCCTTGATCGGTTTTCACCGATTTACTGCCTAGAGCCATCAACTGTTCTTTAAGTGCAGTTTTGATTTCATCTTGCTGCGCCTTAAGTTCTTCAATCTCAGACTCATATTGTTGAGTAAGCTGTTGAATGCGCGTACGAATTTTTAAGTACACCCGCGCCAGCTTATCCATAGATACTGTATCCATACATACGCTCCTTTTTGTTATGTCAAGAATTATACATGCAATTCGTCATCGTGCAACCTCCTCTTCATAAAGTTTTATCAACATGGCGTGATCTTCTACACGCTCCTCTAGCAGCTTAAACATCTTGCGCTCTATGTCACTGCCTTGTAAGTGAATGACTGTTACTTTGGTTGAGTCCTGACCAATACGATCTGAGCGAGCGATACATTGTTTATATGTTTCGACAGACATGACTGGACCCCAGAAGATGACAGTATCAGCAGCAGTGAGGGTCACGCCGTGTGATGCAGCTTGAGGCTGTATCACCAGCACACGCGGTGCGTCTTCAGTCTGAAAGCGTTTGAATATGTCTGTTCTTTTTCTTGGAGACACATCACCATGAATCATCTCATTGGTAATGCCGTGCTTGTTGAGATAGCTATGAATTGTGTCGATGCTATGTCTGAACGGCGCAAACACCAGCACCTTGCGCTGTGTCTCTTCCAGTGCTTCCATGAGTACAGACAGACGCGGCGCACAATCAAACTCCACAACTTCTTTATCGTCGGTGTACGCTGCACCTGCGCTAATCTGCAATAACTTACTAACACCCGCAGCAGCGTTGACTGCTGTAATTGTTTCTCCCGCTGCTTGTACTAGCATGAGTTCTTTCAGCAGCATGTAGTATTTTTTCTGTTGCGGTGTCAGCGGTATATCTCTTGTCTCAACAAGCACAGGAGGTAAGTCTGTACACTGTTCTTTTGTGTAACGTATTGCTGGTTGCAGTGCGTCATACACGAGCTGTGCCGCAGATTTTTTTGGAGCCCACTTAAACTGCGTGATTTTATTCATGGTCTTATCACGCCACGCTGTGAAAAAGTTTGGTACACCTGTTGGGTTAACAAGTTTGGCTAGCCCGTACGCATCAAGCGGTGACTGCGAAGCAGGTGTACCTGTCATCATCCACAGGTATGTGTGTGGCGTGATCAATGAATTGAGCGCTTTCCATCGACGGGTGCTTATGTTTTTATAAGCGTTTGCTTCGTCAACAATGACCAGATCAAACCGACCGTCAGCTTTTATTTCATTGGCGATCAAGTTCAAACCGTCATAGTTAATGATGACAAACTCGTAGTCGCCTTGCACCATTTCAATACGTCTTACTGCTTGTTGATGATGAGCAATGATTGCTGTGCGGTGAATGATGCTTTTACTTATTCCATTCATCCAAGCATCGTGCATGATGGACAGTGGACACAGTATGAGGCAACGTCTTACATAGCCTTTGTTCATTAAGTAATCAGCAGCCCACAGCGCAGACAGTGTCTTACCCGTGCCGGGATCGTTGAACACAAATGAACGTCGATGTAGTGTTAAGAACGATGCGGTTTCAATCTGATGTGCAAACGGCTTGAGCTTTCCCGGCCAATCGTATTTAGCTTTGATCGGTGACGGGACTGCCTTAACACCCAGATTGCGCAAGACGCGCATCTCATCCAAACCCCAGAACACTAACACTTCATGTAGTCCGGGCGCTACTTCTCCGAGGTTTTTACTTCTTGGTATGACAGTGTATTTGTCAGGCTTGCGCGTCCTGAGCAGCACTGCTTTGTTGTTTATGATTTGCATTTTAGTTTGTATAGCGTTACCTGTTCGGCCATGTGGTGGTGGCGTTCTAATAAATTTCTTTTGCTCATTTCACTCGCAAAACATATATCAAAGATTTCATTTGCCTCCCATGAGTTAACTTGAAACTTTTTAAGGTTGTCGCGCCACCATCCTTCGCCGTAACGTGCGGTCCACAGAGCAATTAGTTCATCATCACTTGCCGTTGTCAGCCATGTTTTTACTTGGGGGTCGAAGTCTTGTATTGCGTTTCGTAGAAGTTCCTCCACTTCGGATAGGAACTTCATGGTCGATGTGTTTTCCGCTACGGTCAATACCTTCTTTGTCATACATTCTCCTTGCGCGTTGACGCTCGATTTGGTCTTTGGTTTCTCCAGATTTCTTCTGCAATTTATAAGCGTGTTTGTAATCGCGTTTGCCGTTTACTTGTGTCATATCAATACCCCTTATTAAATTCACACGTTTTAACAGGACACCACGGACATAGTGGTGTTGCGGTTGGGTTCCACACGTTATTAGCAAACGCTGCTTCAAGACGCGCTACCCGTTCACGATAGTCTTGCCAATAGCTTGTAGCTTCTTCAAGCATGACCTTGTGCTTGACCATCGAATCCTTTACTACAAATAACAGAGCAGACTTCACCATACGTACGATGGGGAAGTGCGCAAACACCATGAGTGACATTAGCGTTAGCTGTTCTTTATCGGGGTACTTGTCTTTACCCGTTTTGTAGTCCACCACCCAC